GCTGATGCAGCCCACCCTGTTTAAAAACAGGATGTGGTTTATCCAAGTGAACACGTTGAAGGCGTGGTATTTGCCCACAGCATCGGTGGGCGGTGCAGCCCAAGCACTTGATTTGTCCTCGGTTGCCAAACTGGGCGGCAGGCTCGTTGCAATGGCAACGTGGACAATTGACGCGGGCTATGGCGTTGACGACAACCTTGTATTTGTCACCGACAAGGGCGAAGTTATCGTTTATCGCGGCACCGACCCCTCTAGCGCCTCTACGTGGGCGCTGATCGGCGTATGGATCGTGGGTGCGCCAATCTCGCGGCGTTGCTTGATGAAGTACGGTGGCGATCTGCTGGTGTTGACGCTGGACGGCCTTGTGCCGCTGGCTTCAGCGTTGCAATCGTCCCGCCTTGACCCCAACGTGGCGCTGTCGGACAAAATCCAAGGCGCGTTTGCGGCGGCGGCACGAACGTATAAAGAAAACCACGGCTGGGCGTTGCAGTATTACCCGCTCAACAACGCGCTAATTGTAAATATCCCAATTTCAGCCGGATCACAGCAGCAATTTGTGATGAACAACATCACGAAGGCGTGGTGTCGCTTTACCGGCTGGTATGCGAACTGTTGGGCGTTGCTTGGCAACGAGTTGTATTTCGGCAGCGACGGTTACGTTGCAAAGGCATGGACAACGGGAACGGGGTCAGCCGGGTACAACGACAACAACCAAGCCATCAACTCCAAAGCGTTGCAGGCGTTCAACTACTTTGACACCCGTGGCGTTATCAAATACTTCACCCGTGGACGCACGACAACGTACAGCAATGGGCAGCCGACCATCGGCGTTGGTATCGCCGTGGACTTCCAAACCGACGATTTCCTCGGTGCGCTGTCGTTTGTGGCAACAAACTATGGTCTATGGGATGTGGGACTATGGGATCAAGCCATTTGGGGCAGCAACACGATTGCCAACAACACGGTCGTTGGGTTAAGCGGCATCGGGTATTGCGGCGGCGTGATTTTTAATAGCAGCAGCAAAAACGTGTCGTTGGAATGGGCATCAACGGACGTCGTGTATCAACTCGGATGGGCTGGAATATAGTCAGCGGCCCTCATGTGGGGGCGTGGGTTACGGCGCAGACTGAAGGGGCGTTCCACCCCGAGCGGTCGGTGGCGATTGGATTGGAGCGTGACGGCGAACTGGTCGCCGGGACGGTATACGAGAACTGGAACGGGAAATCCGTGGTTTGCCACATTGCGTGGCAGCGGGTGACCCCAGCTTATATGGCGGCGGTGTATGACTATGCGTACAACGTCGCAAATGTTGATAAGATCATAGGGCCAATCAGCAGCAACCATACCCGGGCGCTCGCATTGGTCAGCAAGATGGGATTCTCGGAGGAAGCGCGGATTAAAGACGCCGCGCATGATTCTGGGGATATTGTTTTGATGACGCAGACACCAGACAGGTGTCGTTTTTTGGAGCCTCGGTATGGGCAAAAGATCACCGGCACCGCCACCGGCACCTGATTACACAACCCTTGCGATTAAGCAGGGCGAGGCCAATTTGGCCGCTGCTAAGCAGTCGGCGTATATGTCCAACCCGAACATTTACGGGCCAACGGGCAGCCAAACTGTTAGTTGGACGAAAACGCCGACGGTAGACACCGACGCCTATAACAAGGCGATGGAGCAGTTTCGTGCGGCGCAAATGGCTGATCCGTATGGATATGTAGGTGAAGCGCCGACCCAAGAGCAATTCACGACGTTTATTGAGCAGCCGACGGTTCGGCAGACGATTAACCCGAACGCTGAAGCCGCGTTACGTGAGCAAGAGCTGGCCCAGCTTTACATGTCGCAGGCAGCGCGTGGCGCGGCAGGGGGATTACAAAACCTCGGCATTGCCTCGGCATTTGATGCTCGCAGCATTCCCGGGTTGCGTTATGACTTGCCCTACGCGGGCGGCGTTGAACGCTACACGATGTTGCAGGAGACGCCGGGTTACACCGACATTGGTTATGCCAATCAAGGGTTGGCAGGCGCTCCGACAGCAGGTTATACCCCGTATGGCGGATATAACATTGAAGGGTTGCCGGGACAAATTACTGCGGGCGACCGCGCATCAGTAAATTTGCCCGTCCAAGGCGCGATTTTGCCGTTTACGACCGGCATAGAGCGTGCGACCGCTGGCCCCGCTGCGCCAACCGATCTGGGCCGCGCTGATGCTGGGCCGTTTAGCCCGCAAGCAGCGCCCTCGGGGCAAGCGTTTGGCACCGCAGGCGCTGGCCCCGTTGCCCCGGGTTTACAAGGGTTAAATCTTGCGGGCGTTGGCGGTGTTGGGCAGGGCGTTGGCGGCGGTGAATTTGGTTACGCACAAGGCGGCCCGTCTGGTGGGTTGTTTGGGTTAGCAACGCAAGGCCCATCAGGACTAAATCTTGCCGGACTAGATCTGTCGGGCATTGGCGGAGTGGCCGGAGGCCCGCAGCAAGGCCAGTTCGGGTACGCGCAGCAATTTGTAGGCGGCCCGCAGTTGCAGGGTCAGATTGATATGGCAGGGCTTGCCGCCGCTCCGGTGCAAGCAGGCACAACGGCGCAACAAGCGATCATGTCGCGCCTTGCCCCGCAGTTGCAGGGCGAGCGCCAACAGCTTTACACGCAGCTGATTAACCAAGGTTTGCGCCCGGGCGGCGAAGCGTTTAACGCCGCCATGTCGTCGCAGATGCAGAAAGAAAACGATCTGCTGTTGCAAGCCGCCGCGCAGGGCATCAGCCTTGACCAAGCCGCCCGCCAGCAGGGTTTTGCGGAACAGCAAGCCCGCGCCATGTTTGCCAATCAGGCGCAATTACAGGGCTTTGGGGCGGGCATGGAGCAGGCGGGGCTATACAACGTTGGCCTCGGCCAAAACGTGCAGCAAGCCCTTGCAACGCAAGCGGCGCAGAATCAGGCGCAGCAACAGGCGTTTCAGCAGCGGTTGCAGGCAGGTGAGTTCGGACAAGAAGCGCAACTGGCGTCGTTTGGCACTCAACAGTCAGCTGCGGATGCGTACAACCGCGCCATCGCGCAAAACTTTGGTCAGTTCCAATCTGCACAGCAGATGCAGAACCAAGCCATGCAGCAAAACCTGCAAAACCAACTTGCAGCCGAAGAAGCGCAACGGGCGGCGCAGTCGCAGCGGTTCGGTCAGGCTGTCGGCGCAACCGAGCTTGGCGCACAGCTGGCGGGTCAGCAGTTTGGCATGGGGCAGCAAGCGCAACAGGCTCAAAACCAAGCCATTGCGCAAAACTTTCAGCAAGCGTTAGCTGCGCAAGAAGCGCAAAACGCTGCGTTGGGTCAGGGCTTTGGTCAGGCGCTTGGGGCGCAAGAATTTAACCGGGCGGGTTTGCTTGCGCAGTTTGGCGTTGGGCAGCAGGCCAACGAGGCGTACAACCAAGCGGTTGCGCAAAACTTTCAGCAAGGGCTATCTGCGACCGAAGCCCAAAACGCTGCGTTGCAGCAGATTTTTGGTCAAGGCGCACAGCAGCAGCAGATGTACAACCAAGCTATTGCGCAGAACTTTGCGCAACAGCAAGCCGCGCAAGAACTCAACCTTGCCCGACAGGCGCAGCAGGCTGGACAGTCACGCGAACAGGCGCAGTTTTACAACCAAGCGCAAGCGCAAGCCATGCAACAGGAGTTGGCACGGCAGGCCGCACAGAACGCCACGCAAGGCCAAATGTTTCAGCAGATCGTGCAGCAGCAAGAATCACGAAACGCTGCTATTGCTCAACGGTTTGCGGAGCAGCAGGCGCGTATTGCCGCAAACAACCAAGCCACACAGCAGCAGTTCCAACAGAACCTTGCGCAACAGCAGTTCTACAACACCGCTGTGCAACAGGCGCTTGCCCAGCAGGCTGCGATCCGTTCGTTGCCGGTCAACGAGATCAGCGCGTTGCTCTCTGGCGGGCAGGTGGCTATCCCGCAGTTTCAAGGCTACAGCGGCGTCAGCGTGGCTCCCGCGCCGATCTTCCAAGCGGGGCAAGCGGCGGGCGATTTCGCGCAGCGCAATTACCAGAACCAAGTCGGTTCGTATAACGCTGGCATGGGATTACTCGGCAGCCTTGCCGGTGCGGCAGGCACGGCACTTGGCGGCCCGCTTGGCGGCGCTATCGGCAAAGGCTTATTCGGAGGCTAATACATGAACGGCTTTCAACCAGATCGTAGGCCGCAGCAGATGGCGCGGATGCTTGCTATGCAGGAACGCAACACCTCGCTCAACGCACCCCCGGGGCAGCGTGACATGGCATACCGGCAGACGGCGGGGCTGGGTTACGCGCAGCCGACTCCGAACACCGCCCCCGGCGTGCCACCGCAGGCCATGAACTTCAACGGCCCCCCGCAAGCAATGCAGGGCGGTCGCCCGTTTGGCTACAGCCAGAACATAAGCGGCACAGGAATGATGGGCATGGGCGCACCGCGTAACGCACCAATGCGCTCCCCGCAACTTGGCATGGGGGTACGCCCCCGGGTTTCTTCTCCCGGCATGACGACCCCGCAGGGCGGTCGGTACAGAGGAGATTTTGACGATGGCGCAGAATAGACCCCGTTACGTCCCAACCTTTCGCGCACCGACCGAGTACGAACTTGAGTTAGAGCGTGCGCGTCGGCAGAAGGCGCTGGCAGAAGCCCTTGCGCAACAGGAATATCAGCCGATGGAGGGCGCTGCCGCCCCGATCCCGCGTGCCGCACCGCTTGTTAAGGCGTTGCAGGGCTTTTTGACCGCTCGCGCTGGACGGCAGGCCGAGGAAGCCGAGAAGGCCGCAGAAAAGGCCGGTCGCGCTGAGTTTGCTAATTACATCCGTTCGTTTGAGCCAGAACAGCGCACGGTTGGCATGGGCGACATCGCCGCAATGGAAGCCACCGCTCCGCAGATTGATGCGCAGGGGCGCGTGTCGTATAACCCACCAAGTGCCGTTGCAGCGCCGAATCAGAGCCTCATGGCAACCTCACCGGATCAGCCGATGCAGATGCAAGTTGGCGGCCCGTTATCAACGGCGCAGCGTCGTGCGCGAGCGTTGGAAGGTTTTGAAAGCGCAAACCCGATGGTGCAGCAGTACGCTATGACGCAGTTTGAGGCGACATCGCCCAAGCGCACGGAGCTAAAGATTGGCGACATTGATCCGGCCAAATTTACGCCGCAAAGCGTTCGCGCAGCCGTAAATGCGGGCGATTACAGTTTGCTTAAGCCAGTTGAGGACGCCGCATCGCTCGTCGGCAAACCGTCGCCGTCTGACTTTACACCCGCAAGCGTGGCGAAATTCGCGCAATCGGGAAATTACGCAGATTTGGTGCCAGTTCCAAAGCCAGCGCCGGTGACTAACATTGATCTTGGCCCGAAAGATACGTTTAAGTTAGAAGCAGATCTGCGCGGTGAAGTTAAAGATAAATTGAAAGATTACGATGCGGTTAGAGGCGCGTATCAAAAAATTGAAAACGCTTTAGAAACTGGCGCAGGCGATATAGCAGTAGTCTATGCCTTTGCCAAACTTAACGATCCAACCTCGGTTGTTCGTGAATCTGAATTTGCAACCGTGGCAAAATCGGGATCGCTCGGTCAGCGCATCAAGAACCTTGTTGAGCAAGCGCAAACTGGCAAAATGAACCCAGAATTGCGTGAAAACTTGCGACAACAAGCTCGGCAGATGTATTTGACGCAACAGCAACAAGCGGAATCTATTGCCAATCAATACCGAGAATTGGCAAAAAGTTATAACCTTGACCCGAGCAAGATTTTGTCGGGAATTAACATCAATAATCTTGCTGGGCAGCCAGATGAAGAAGTTATTAAGCTGCCACCGCGTCGTCGGAGGTAAACCATGCCAAAGTACGAAATTGAAGGCGAGGTTTACGAAGCTGCAAACCCTGATGAGGCTTACGCAAAGCATGATCAGGCAATAGCAACCAAATCAGCTATGCAGCGCGGCGCTCAAATGTCGCCGTTTGCACAAGGCGCATTGACGGCAGCGCAAGGTGCCACGTTTAATTTTGCCGATGAAATGGCGGGTCTTGTAAACCCGCAGTATCGGGATGTGGTGCGTGGCGCTACGCAACAGTTTGCAGCCGAGCGCCCAATGACGGCGGCAGGGCTGGAACTTGCAGGCGGTCTTGCTACCGCGCCGTTTACCGGCCCTCTTTCGCTTGGTCGTGGCGTCACGACAATGGGCAAAGTGGCCCGCACCGCAGGCGATATTGCCGCGCAAGGCGCATTGTCGGGTGCTGGCGCTGCTGATGAGGGCGACCGATTGGCTGGCGCTGCAATGGGCGCAGGCACGGGGCTTGCCATTGGCGGTGGGGCCAACGTTTTAGGCCGAGGCATTCGTAGTGCCGTTGTAACGCCTGTTGCATCGCGTATGCCGGGTGTTTTAGGGATGGTTCCCGAAACCGCAGGCGGTTACAACGTGCGTCCAGATTATGCCCGTGAACGCCTTGCAGAATTGCTAGAGCGTGACGCACAGGCTCGCATTATGACGGGCGTGGAACCGGGGCAAGAGGCTGTAATGGCCGCTGCTCGTTTGCGCCGCCCCCGTGGCGGTGGGTTAGGCGCAGAAGCGCCTATCGCAGCAACTGGCGGCAATACGCTGGCTGAAATTGATATGTTGTCTCAACTGCCCGGTGTGGCAGGGCGGCAGCTGACAACGCAGCAGCGTCGTGTTGCAGCCAAGCGCGGCGGCGCTATTGTGGAAACCGCAGAACGCGCCACAGGCGTTGTTGGCAGCGCAGACGATGAGCTTACTAATCTTGCCAAGCGCCAAGCTGAAGCCGCTGGCCCGCTGTATGCAAAAGTGCGGGATATTTCGTTCCCGATTGACGAAGAATTGCAAAAAATTCTTGGTCGCGCCCGCCTTGACCTTGGCGCAGCGCAACGCACGGCAACTCGTCGCGGAGAATCCGCAACGCCTTTGCGTAATTTGAAGCAAGGCGATCAGCTGCCTTTTGCCGCTGCGGATCAGTTAAAAAGAACGTTGTGGGATAAGGCGCAAAAGAAACGCCGCGCTGGCGAAACAAACGAAGCAGCTGACCTTGATCGGTTGCGCCTTGACCTCGTTGGTAAACTAGACACGCTTTCTCCTGATTACGCTAAAGCTCGCAGCGCATTTGCCGGTTTTGGCGAACTTGAAACAGCGGTAGAAAAAGGCACCACGGCGCTGTCCGAAAGCGCGGAATCACTCGCCAAACTTACCAAGGAATTTACGCCGTCTGAATTAGAGGCGTTCCGCGTGGGCGCGGTTGATTCGTTGCGACAAGTGGCGGGATCGCAAGCAGGGCAAACGCGCCTGCTAAATATGTACAAAGAGCCAGAGCTGCAAGGAAAGCTCCGAGCCATCTTTGGCAACGACTTTCGTGAATTCCAGCGCACAATTTTGGCGCAGGAAGAACTGAAGAAACTGGAGCGAGCAGGGAGCAATTCCGCAACCTTTAAGCGTTTGGCTCAAGCGCAAGACCAAAAAGACACGTTTGACCTGTTGCAAGCATCGCAAGCGGCAACCAACCCAGTTGGCGCGTTTCAAATGTTGCAACAAAAAGCCACGCAGTACGGTATGCCGGAGGAGCAACGCAATCGCCTCGCAAAACTGCTGATGTTGCGCGATGAGCCTGCGCAGGCAGAATTGCGGAATATGCAGGAATATATGCGCCGTCGTGCCGCAGGACAGGCACTCGGGCGGCAAGTGTCGGGCCGCGTCGGGGCATTCGGCGCGGGTCAAGAATAGGAGGATGAGAAATGTCGTTTAACGGGTCGGGTACATTCCTCATCAACTCGGCAGGCCAGCCTGTCGTTGCCAATACCGTCATTTCGGCTACGGTCTTTAACGCGTTAACGGCTGATCTTGCGACGGGTCTAACGAACTGCATTACCAAAGACGGCCAAACAACGCCCACGGCCAACATCCCGATGGGCAGCAACAAGATCACCGGCATGGCCCCGGGTACGGTTGCGACAGACGCAGCCAACTTGTCGCAAGTACAGTCCACGGCGGCCAAGCTCATCACGCCGAGCGGCGTAGACACGATCACGGGCGTTATGTCGCCGGTTCTCGCAGCCTATGCAGCGGGCCAGATGTTTTACTTTGTGGCGGCAGGGGCCAACACCGGCCCGGTGACGCTCAATATTGACGGGTTGGGGGCAAGAGCGGTAACCCGCGACGGTGCGACAGCCCTTGCGGCGGGCGACATCAACTCGGGCGAGATCGTGGTAGTCGTGTACGACGGCACACGCTTCCAGATGATTAACGCCGCCAACTCGTTTGGCAACACGACGATTAACGGCACGCTGACGGTTACGGGCAACGCGGGTTTCCAAGCCAACGTATCCATCACCTCGGCGTTGTCGGTCGGCGGCACGCTCACGGTAACCGGCAAAACTGACCTTGGCGCGGTATCTGCCGCTTCAGCCAACGCAACGGTTGGCGTCATTACGACCCTGACTGCCACGCAAGCCTCTATTGCCTCGGCAAACGTCGGAACGGCGGTTGTCACCAACCTCACCGCCACGGACGCATCAGTAGCGTTTATCAATGCAGCGGTGGCGTTGTTCACCACGGCTACGGTTACCAATCTGACGGCGACCGGGGCATCTATTGCCTCGGCCAATATCGGTGCGCTCGGCGCGGTATCCATCGGGTCGGCCAACATTGGCACCGCCGTCATCACGGCGCTGACCGCGACCAGCGCCTCCATCGCCTCGGCTAACGCCGGAAACGTGGTGGCAACGACGTTGACGGCTACAGGGGCGTCGGTTGCGTCTGCCAATGTCGGCACAGCGGTGGTTACGGGACTGACCGCCACGAGCGCCTCCGTGGCCTCCGCAAACCTCGGCACGGCGGTAGTCACAGATTTGACCGCAACGGGGGCCAGCATTGCCTCGGCTAACCTCGGCACGGCCAACATCGCCGCGCTGACGCTGACGGGCGTATCGGTGGCCTCGGCTAACGTCGGTGTGGCAAACATTACCGATCTGCGTGCTACAGGCGCATCGGTTACCTCGGCCAACCTTGGCACGGCGATTGTCACCAATCTGACGGCTACCAGCGCCTCGGTTGCGTCGGCTAACGCAGCGGTTGCGCTTGTTACGACGGGAACGATTACCAACCTCACCTCTACGGCAGCCAGCATCGCCTCGGCTAACGTAGGCACGGCAGCAATCACGACTCTGACGGCAACCGGCGCATCCATTGCGTCAGCTAACGTCGGTACGCTGGTCACCAACAGGCTAGACATTGATGCGGTGTCGGTCGCCTCGGCTAATGCGGGCGTGGCGGTAATTACCACCCTCACGGCCACACAAGCCTCGGTCGCGTCAGCCAATGTCGGCACAGCAGTCATCACGACGCTCACGGCAACGGGAGCCTCGGTCGCCTCGGCTAACGCAGGCGTGGCAAACGTCACCGATCTCACCGCAGCCAATGCCTCTGTCACCTCGGCTAACGTCGGGACGGCGGTGGTAACGGGCCTAACGGCAACTAGCGCCTCTATCGCCTCGGCCAATGTGGGTACGGCAGCGGTAACCACGCTCACGGCGACCCAAGCCTCGGTGTCGTCTATTAATGCGGCGGTGGCGCTCGTTACGACCGGCACGGTAACGACGCTTTCCAGCACTCAGGCGTCTATCAGCTCGGCCAATGTCGCAGCGTTGCGGTTCATTGGCGCATCGTCTGGGTACGTCGGCTTTATTGCCGCTACTTCGGCGGGATCAATCACTTATACTTGGCCCAACACGGCAGGCATAAACGGTTATGTGTTGGCTTCAGATGGCACGGGATCGCTCGCATGGGTCGCCCAATCCGGCGGTGGAGGCGGTGGCGGCTCCAATGCGTTTGCGTGGTTTATTTCGTGAGGAACTAACATGGCACTTTTAATTCTTGACGCTACAACGAAGTCAATTGAGGTCGCCATGTCGGGCGCGGCAGCGACCACGAACCCCGACTTCACGGCTGCTTTTGCTGACGACACAGGATCGGCTTTTACTGAAGGCGCAAACGACGGCGCACTCAATGGCACTAACGCGGTAACCCTTGTTGCTGCACCAGCCGCAGCCACGCGGCGCGTGATTAAAAGCATCACGATTGAGAACAAAGACACCGCAGCCGTCACGCTGACGATTTCGTACAACAACAACGCTACTTTGCGAACCATCGCCAAAGTGACGCTGAACGTAGGCGACACTTGGACAACCGACGGCACGTTTGACACCAACGGGTCGCTTAAACAGACCCTCGGCACGGTCAACTTAGCCTCGGGTGTTACCGGCACATTGCCGGTTGCTAACGGCGGTACGGGCGTTACGACCTCAACGGGTACAGGCAGCGTAGTGCTGTCTACCAGCCCCTCGCTGACAACGCCTGTCCTCGGCACACCGACTTCGGGCAACCTGTCCAACTGCACGGCTGACGGCACGAGCGCGGTCGGTTATCGCAACATCCCGCAGAGTGGATCGGACAAAACGACGAGCTACTCGCTTGTCACGGGCGATGTGGGCAAGTTTGTAGGCGTTGGCGCAAGCGGCAGCATCACAATCCCCGACGCCACGTTTGCCGCTGGCGATGTCGTCTCCATTTTCAACAACACCTCTGGCAACGTGACGATTACCTGCACGATTACGACGGCGTATATCGCGGGTACGGATGCGGATAAGGCTACGGTGACTCTGGCAACTCGAGGTGTGGCGACGATACTGTTCCTCTCTGGCACGGTCTGCGTTATCAACGGCAACGTGAGTTAAGCCATGAGCGGCATTATGAGTTTGCTGCTCGCCGTGAAGGTTGGCGGCGGCGGGTTTACCGAATACAAAATCTTCACAGCATCCGGTAACTGGACTGCGCCCACGGGCGTGACGCAGGTGGAATACCTTGTCGTTGCTGGTGGCGGGGCTGGTGGTGGCGGAAATGCCACATCGGCGGCAGGCGGTGGCGGTGGCGCAGGCGGATTCCGAACGGGAACAGGCTTTAGCGTCACCGCTGGCACTAACTACACCATCACTATCGGCGCTGGCGGCGCGGGAACGAGTGGCGATGGCAATGCGGGCAGCGATTCCGTATTTAGCACTATTACCGCCGCAGGCGGTGGATTTGGCGCAACGGCAAATCCCGGCGATAGGCCGGGTGGCGCAGGCGGCTCTGGCGGTGGATCAAGCGGCGGCGGCACAGGTGGTGCTGGCAACACTCCGAGCGTATCGCCCTCACAAGGAAATAACGGCGGTGCCGGCAGCAATGATTCGCCGAATTTTGGAAACGCAGGCGGCGGTGGCGCTGGTGCAGTAGGCGCAAACGGTACGGGAACGACTGGCGGCAACGGCGGCGCGGGTACGGCTTCAAGCATTTCTGGATCATCGTCAACGTATGCTGGCGGCGGCGGTGGCGGATCGTTTGGCGGCACGGCTGGTACTGGCGGCGCAGGCGGCGGCGGTAACGGCAAATCTTCTGACGCTGCGGGCGACAACGGCACGGCTAACACGGGCGGCGGTGGAGGCGGGTCAAGCACGCCAAGCACGACTAGAAACGGCGGCTCCGGCGGCTCCGGTATCGTCATCCTCAAGTACACCGTACCCGTACAGTCTGTCGTAGCCACGTTCACCTCTACCGGCACATGGACTGCCCCGAGCGGTGTCAGCGAGGTTGAGTACCTTGTGGTGGCGGGTGGCGCGGGTGGTGGTGGTCGTTACGACGTACCGGGTACTCGCGGCGGTGCTGGTGGCGGCGGAGCGGGTGGATTCCGTACAGGCACAGGTTTGTCGGTTACTGCCGGAACCGATTACACAGTCACGGTTGGCGCTGGCGGTACTGCTGGCCCTGCCGGAACAAAAGGCGGTGACGGCAACAACTCCGTATTCAGCACCATAACGTCTGCGGGCGGCGGTGGCGGTGGCGGGAATCAAACAAGTGGTGGCAACGGCGGTTCTGGCGGCGGTGGTACTGCCGCGTCTGCGCCTAATGGAGCAGCGGGGACTGGAAATACTCCGTCTGTAAATCCGTCGCAGGGCAACAATGGTGGCGCTGGGGATAAAGTTACTACCTTTGGCGCAGGCGGCGGTGGCGGTGCAGGGGCTGCGGGACAAGCAGCCAATACAGTTTCAAACGCTGCGGGCAATGGTGGCAACGGTACAGCGTCATCTATTTCCGGTGGTTCGGTCACCTACGCAGGAGGCGGCGCTGGAACGAGATATTTTGGAACTGCGCCATATACCGATGGCTCTGGCGGCACAGGCGGCGGTGGCAACGCTGCAACGGCAGGCACAACAAACACCGGCGGCGGTGGTGGTGGCGCTACATTTAACGCAGATAATGCAGGCGCTGGCGGCTCCGGCATCGTCATCCTCAAGTACGACATCGGCTCTGCCTCAATCTTTACCTTCAAGTCATCGCAGAAGTGGACTGCACCAGCGGGTGCGGTGAGCGTTGACTACCTCGTTGTTGCGGGGGGTGGTGGCGCTGGCTGGTGTCGTGGAGGCGGTGGTGGAGCAGGCGGTTTCCGCACAGGAACTGCATTGGCAATTACCGCAGGAACCGAGTACACAATAACTGTTGGCGGTGGTGGTACTGCCGGCACCAATACTGGTGTAGCAACTAACGGATCAGATTCCGTATTTAGCACGATTACGTCCACCGGCGGCGGCAAAGGTGGCGACGGTTCTGGCACCGCAACCGGCAG